GAAGTCTAACAACTCAAGGGCTTAATTCATTTACTGTTTCTGGAAGTAATGATGATTCAACCTATACGGATTTAATTACTGATAATGGGGTGAACACAAACACAACCCTTCAGAAATTTACATGGACAAACGCAACGACTTACAGATACTACAAATTAACCTGTAATAGCGGATACAACAGCGGCCAGTTCTCAATTCAAGAGCTGTATTTTATTGATAGAAGCAAGCAATGGCAAACAGACGGCGGTTACGCTAGAGATTTGTCAAATACATTTCCAAGCTAATGAAACAACAACTAAGAGATTGGTCTGAAAACCTAAGTGGTTTCCACAAACTGCTAATCACAGCGTTCACAATCATTGCCCAAACATTTCAACCCATCTTCACGTATTTAAGACGTGGAGAAACTAGAGAAGAAACTAACGTCGCTGCAAAAGATTGTAGTCACATCCATTGCCATTATCGGGGCGGTTTGGGTAGCAGGCTGGCAAGCCATCGAGGCCATTGACGCACGAGCAGAGGCACGAGAAGAAAGGCGAATTGAAGAAATAAGAGAAGTATTGCACTCCGAAGGGCTATTGACCGCCGAGGAGTTTATTGCCGTTACCGATTCCATCTTTACCGAGATTGAAGTCAACCGAATCACAAACGATACCTTCCACCTTCGCGGCTTTAAGGAACGCAAAGAAATGCTGTTTGCGATAGGTCAAAGCAAATACGAGGACTCAGCCGTACAGATGCGAATTGATGAAATTGAAAGGTTGCTTAACGAAATACGTGGAGTTTCAACAGCCACGCACTTAGAACAATCACAACAAGCCTACACCGATTCGTTGCAAAAACGAGTTACTTTTGATAAAGCAGAATCAGTCGCGGACGATGCTGATGCGTCAACTAGACCAACAGCACCGCGAAGAGATGAATCGAATAAGAGACTTGAGCAAAGACATCGTCATTGATAAGGGGCGAAGGAAAACAATCAGGTCAAAGCCGAAAGGCGCAAGGCAAGGCCGCGTAACAGAAAAAAGCAAAAATCTATTTTAGAAATGAGTGAGGAAACAAGTGCAATTTTAAGATTAGCCTTTCAATACGGAGGTTGGGCCCTTGCGGCGGCAATGTCTTGGTTTTTTAATTTCTAAACAGAAAAATGAGAATTAAATCCCTTGAGTTGCAAATCAAAAGCCTGAAGAGTAACGAAATCAGGCTAGAGCAACACATGAAGCTTTTGAATGAATCACTTCAAGATGTAGTGACAATCATCTCCGATGAAAGGATTACAGTTGTAAACAAAAAGAAGCTCGATAAAACATTCGGCGACTTGAGTAAACCGTGGACAGATGAGGATTGAGATAAAACGAACCTACGAGCCAAACGCCACTTATGGATATGCTACCTTATTGGGCGAAGGCGTTAGTATGCAATTCAAAACACTGGAGTTGCCTTGGCTCGATAACCAGAGGCGAATCTCCTGTATTCCCGAAGGCGTTTATCAGGTTATGAAACACATCTCACCTAAGTTTGGGAAAACGTTTTTCCTGCCAGACGTTCCCAACCGATCAGAGATATTGATTCATAAAGGAAACTACACGCGGGACACTTTGGGATGCATACTTCCGGGCAGTAAGCTTAAGGACATCGACGGCGACACCTTGCCCGACGTTATTGAAAGCGGCCAAACGATGAACACGCTTTGGAGACTGTTACCGAATGAATTTGAAATTGAAATATCTTAACACTTTGTTTAAGGGGAGCAAACGGGGCGCGGCTTTGATTTTTGTGATTTTTGTTGCCGCGTCCTGCTCTACTACAAAAGAAATGAGAAGGGCGAATCGAGCGACTAAGAAGCTCGAAAAGCTCACGATGCGATTTCCTGAGCTTATGCGTCCGGACACCTTGCGCGATACCGTTGCGGCTATTGTTATGGATGTTAGAATTGACACCACATTTCTAAAAGCCGAAGCGATCACCGTACAAAAAGACCGTTTGCGCGTTCAAGTCATTACCGAACATGACACCGTTCGAATCATTGGTGAGTGCTTAGGAGATACTCTTTACGTCCCTGTTAAAATACCCGTTGAAACCATTCAGCCGGTCGAGTATAGACCACTCCCTTTAACTTTCAAACAACGCATCTTAATTGGCGCGGGGTATCTTCTCTTTGCCTTACTTGCCCTTGCCGCTGTTGGTCGATTTCTGACCTCGTGGTTAAACCGCAAATGAATATTTTTTCAAAGCCTTTCCGTTATATAGTCAGAGATCAACAATAAAACTCTGACAAATGTCAAAAGACTCAAAACAAAAAACACTCGTTGAAAGCATTACGGCCAAGGTCGTTTCCATGTTTTCAGACACACCCGAAGCCAAAGAACAAGAGTTCGTTGAGGCCGTGGTAAAAGATACTGGAGTAACGATCACCGCCGATTCTTGGGAGGTAGGCAAAACAGTTACCGCCGTAACCAAAGAGGGCGACGCTATCGCTATCCCCGAAGATACATACGAACTTGAAAACGGAGTCATCTTGTCCGTTGATGCTGACGGTGTGATTCTCGAAGTAAGCGAAGTAGAAGCCGAAGAGGTGGAAGCTGAAAAGAAAGAAGAAGAAATGAAAAAGGAAGAGCCTGTTTTCGTCACTGAGCAGCAATTGGCAGAGGCCATGAAGCCGATTCTTTCGGCACTTGAAAAAGTAGCAGTTCAATTGAGCGCAACGTCAAAGGTTGAAGAGAAGAAAGAAGAGGCAGACGCTGACGGCATGGTTGCCGAAAACAAACTATTGAAGCAAAGACTAGCTGAAAAAGCGCAAGTCAATTGCAGACAAGTCAAACGCGGCTCCGACGGTTGACTTGCCACAAAAGAAAAAAACGAGGACACCAAGGCGGCACGCAAAAAGCCGTTTTGAGTCAATTTAAAGACTTTGATTTCAAACTTGAAAAGGGCGTACAAATCGACCTAAACTAAACGACTAAACAAACAGAACAATGCCGACAACGAATAACGTCACATCGAACTACACGGGTAAATTAGATCCTGAGTATATCACTAAAGCCCTTTTGGCTTCAGACACGCTTGACCAGAACTTAGTTCGATTAATCACAGGCTTGAAAACCGAAGGAACCGCCATGCGTCGATTGGATTCGAGCGACATCTTCCAAGATGACTCTTGTACATTCACGCCAACGGGAACGGTTGACTTGGATTTCCGAAAACTGACAGCGAAGAAACTCAAAGTTAATTTGGAGATTTGTTTCAATGACTTCGAAGCAGCTTGGGAAGCTGAGCAGATGGGTGATAGTGCTTTCGATAACGTGCCTCAAGAGTACGTATCGGCCTTGATGATTAACGTTGCGGAGAAAGCAGCTCAAAAGAACGAAAGCACAATCTGGAACGGAACCGACACAACTGGTTCATTTGAGGGTTTCTTGACGAAATTGTCAAACGACGGTCTTGTGCCGGCCGATCAAAACATTGCGGGAACGACATTGAGTGCTGCAAACATATTTGAGGAGATTGGGAAGATGGATGTTCAGATACCTGAAACGGTTGATGAATTTGCCGATGACTTTTACTATGTGATCTCGAAACGAGCCGCTAAATTTTACATGACTGCACAAGCAGGATTTGGAACTTCAGGACAAGGTGGAGCTGGTTATATGAACGAAGGCTTTGTTGGTTTAAAGCAGCTTGACTACCTCGGAACTCCGATGTACACTGCAAGAGGTTTGACAGCAAATCAAATGATTGCATACAACCGCGAAAACCTTGCCTTTGGTACGGGTATATTGACTGACTGGTCAGAGGTGAAAACCATCGACATGAGAGACGTTAACGGTGACGACACCCTTCGCGTTATCATGAAGGTATTTGCAGGAGTTCAGTACGGATGGCCTGAAGAAATTGTCATGTACGGAGCACCTACACCTGAATCTTAAAAAGCTAAATAGACTATGAGTTGTGAAGTAACACGGGGACGCAGAATTCCATGCAAGGACGGAGCAGCGGGTCTTCTCGCTATCTATTTCCTCAATAGAGAACCAGAGTTTGAGGTAACCTTTTCGGGTACGCTTGTTAGTGACCTTCAGCTTGCAGGTGGTGGAGCGGTGACGCTTTACAAGTACGAACTTGACAATGTTGGAAACAACTTTGAAGAGACTTTGGAAGCAAGCCGAGACAATGGAACGATATACGCGGCGCAAGTATTGACACTTGCCTTGCAGACGTTGCAGGATGCCGACCTGGAGGACATTTACAATATGGCAAGAGGCCGTCCCGCTGTTCTGATACAATACCGAAATGGTAAAGTACGATTGGCGGGTATCGAACGCGGCTTAGACTCAACGGGTAACAACGCTTCGGGTGGTGACTTAGGAGACTTCCAAGGGTACAACCTGACGTTAACAGCAAACGAGAACAGATACGCGCCACTATTGGAAGGGTATACGTTGGCAAATCCATTCGCTGGACTTACAACTGCTCCAACAATTGTAACGGGTGACGCAGAGAGCTAGTATTTTTCATTTGAGTTGGTTAAATGGATAAGGGGGAGGGTGTAATGCCCCCCCTTTTTTTGATAGGATAAAATGATAATAAAACCACTTTCAACACCCCAATCAATTCGCTTTCGTTCTCGACCGCACGAAGAGCAGGCTAGCTATTTCCTTGTGGCATGGACTGACGGTTTAAAGGTCTACGGAATCATCGAGGGGCTTGAGTACATCGACGGGCACATTGAAGGAAGCGCAACCTTTCCAATTGCGGTGGGCTTGGCTAACGGCGCAAAGATCAATCTTAGGGTTTCCCTGTTACGGGGGACGGGACGGCTTTAATGGACGCAATGGAAACGGCAACCGATCGTGATCCCTTCTATTTGACTATTCAAATAATCAATACCTTTATACTGAATCAAATCGACGCGGGATCTATTTTGCCCGAAGTGTACCGAGGTCAAATATTCGTGTCGACTAAAACAGAGCAACCTTACAACGTCACATGAAAAGAGAACAATCAATAAAAAGCGTAGGGAGTAGTGGAGTTTATATGTTCTCTGATTACGTCTCACCAAAGATTCAAGATGTCAAGGTTGGGAAAGGTAGCAAGTACGTCCTATGGGGAGCAAATAACGACTTTTACGATCACCTACGCGACCTTTACCTTAACAGCACCACGAACAACGCGGCTATAAACGGCATCATTAAACTGGTATACGGTGACGGCCTTTCCTTTGATGACTCGAAGCGGGAAATCAAAATGTCAAACGTCATTTCACCCGTTGAGATGCGTCGAATCTTGCTGCAATTTTACGTCTACAATAAATTTGTTGCTCAAGTAGAGTACCACATGACCGATGAGGGTCAACGAGACATCGAGAAGGGCATCCGAAAGGTTTTCTTTCTGCCCGCTAAAGATGTCGCTCCCTGCGAAAAAGAATGAAGACGGTGAGATTGAAACATACTACACTTCAAAAGACTGGTCTAGCCCTCGATCAAAAGACGGTAAGCCAAAACCAGTTCCTGCTTTTGGTTGCGGCTCGAACGAAGATGAGATTGAAATTTACTTCTGGCAGTTGATGCTGGATAATGATGAGTACTATTCACCTGTCTCGTATCATGGTTGCCTTCAGTATGCTGAGAATGAAGTAGAGATAGCCAACTACCACTTGAATCACATCATCCGAGGGTTTGCCCCTTCTGGAATCATTAACTTCAATAACGGTGTTCCAGAGCCAGAAGAGCGGCGAAAGATTACGCGCGACTTTGTTGGCTCAAAAACGGGATCAGAAAACGCGGGAAAGGCTTTCATCACTTTCAACGAATCTGCTGAGAATGCGGTAACGATAGCGGCTTACGACATACCCGACCCGCATCGTCAGTACGAGTTCATTTCCAACCTTTGCGAGAAAGAAATTCTATTGAGCCACAACATATCAAGCCCGTTGCTTTTTGGTATACGAGACACTTCAGGCGGCTTAGGCTCGAACGCCAACGAGATAAGAGAAAGCTACGAGATTATGCGGGAAATGACTTTGGAGCCAATTCGAGGCGCGTTTCTTGAAGGTCTTGAACCGTTGCTTTTGGCTGTGGGTATTCCTGCTATTCCGAAATTTAGTGATTTAGAAATATTTAGAAGTGAAGGAGCGGGAGAAGTGGATGCAAGTTATACGGGTATCCAGATTAGTTCTGCACTTGACATACTTTCAAGAATTCAAATTGGTGAGTTGACCGAAGAACAAGGTAAGCAGTTACTTATTTCAATGCTTCAAATACCATTTGAAGTGGCGGAGGCTATGGTGAACACAGATCCAAATTACAAACCACCAACAGAGCTACACAAACACAAGCACGCAGCAGAGCCAGACAGTTACGCTCAGACTTGGATGGATGCCTTAGAATCAAAAGGCGAGGTAATCAGCGAAGAGTGGGAGCAGATCGGTGAAAAGCGCGGTTGAGAATCCTGAGTTGGAAGATCAGATTCTTCAACGATGAACTTCAACACCACTCCTGCCGACGGTCAACCAGAAGACGCAAGAACGAGGATGGAGATAGTGGCCTCTTTAAGGTTCGATACCGCTACGGCCCTATCCGAAACAGTGCAGACAGCCGAGACCTTTGCAAGTATCTTGAACAAAAGGCATCGCAGAACGTAGTCTATCGAAAAGAAGACATTGACAGTTGGGAAGATGAAGGGGTAAACAGTCAATTTGCACCAGAAGGAAAGTCGAAGTACAGTTTATGGTTGTGGAAAGGCGGCGCATATTGTCACCACAAATGGTATCGAGTTATATTCTTCCGTAAGA